CTCACCAATGGCAACAGGGTTTGGTAGGAGTGGTGTACCCGATATTATTGCTTGCTATAAAGGCAGGTTCATAGGCATTGAATGTAAAGCGGGTGATAACAAGCCAACTTTGTTGCAATTACGCAACATTGAGGACATAAAACGCAATCAGGGCTTGGCAATCGTGATAAACGAAGGTAATATAGAGTCACTATTGGCTCTAGTAAAGGAGATACAATGACAAGATTAAGATCAATTCTTAGTAGATATAAAAGTAAAGCAGTAAAAGTAATTAAAGATAATGTGAATCACCCGTCGCATTACACACAAGGCGCAATCGAATGTATTGACGCTATCAAGGAAGCCACCAAAGGACTATTTGGAATCGAGGCAGTATGCACTGCTAACATTATCAAATATGTTTGGCGTTGGAAATTTAAAAACGGCGTAGAAGATTTGCGTAAAGCAGATTGGTATCTACAACGCCTCATCAAAGAAGCTACCTCAAACAAAAAATAATATAGTCCCTTAAACAAGGAGGTCATTATGCTAGATCAAGCATTGTTATGCCTAGCCACAACCATTTACATGGAGTCGGCGCATGAACCAAAAGAAGCACAGATTGCAGTAGGTTACGTCTTACTGCGCAGAGCCGAGTTTGAACATAAGAACATATGCTATCAAATGAAAAGACCCGCACAATTTAGTTGGTATGGTATAGTTAAACCTCCGTCGGTGATCCGACAGGAATATAAAAACATAGCGTACAGAGTATTACATAGATTAGAAGTAGATTATAGTTATGGAGCGACACACTTTCATGACACAACAATTAAGAAACCAAAATCATGGGCAGGATTGCAACCCGTAGTCAAATGGTCAAACTTAATATTTTATAAACAAGGTGGTAGTAAATATGCAAGAAACCCTTAAAAACGGATTACCCAAACAACCATACGCGTGGGCGACAGAAGAATTTAATATTAATGGTGACCTTGTATGGTCATCGATTACACAATTTAGGCCTAAAGAATTATCGTGGATAAGAGATCTACCCAATAAGAAACATTACATAACGATCACACCATTATATAAGTGTGAAGAAAAAGCTGAAAAAATTACAGGAGTTAAAAGTTATCGTGAGTCTACGCAACGTCTTACTGATGCTTATAGCGGTCTTTAATTTAGGGTGTATGACTGTTGCCACAAGTGTTGCTACTCAAGCAGGAGTGCAGGTAGTAGGTGAACAATATTTGATAGCACAAAACAAACCTGCCATAAGATGTAATTTATATAATGTAATTAAAGGTAATAAGATGTGTAGAGTTTATAGACAATATAGGAGAGTATGATGGATAAAAAATACGAAGGCACGGGGTTTGTAATAGTAGGATTTATTATTGGCTGTTGTTTAATGTGGGCAGTCATGCAAACTATGCACGTACAAAAGAAATATAAAATGAATCTTAAATGTATACAGGGTGAACTTTATGAAGAAATTAAACCTAACTTTTATGTAAAGTCGCACCTTGAATGTTTTGAACAAAGGAGTTTTTAATATGGAAACAGGTGCAGTTATACTTGCTATTTATTTAACTTTGTGGATTGCAGTTTGGGGAGGGGATATTAAAAAAGATATAGGTCTTGACAAACCCACAGAACAGACGCAAGAAAAGAAATGATTCCGTTTAGTTACGCAGTCGTAGATGATGAGGGCGAAGTCATACGCAAGTATCGATGGTCTGTCAAGGAAGCAAAGTGGTTTACAGAAAAGAACCCTCATGCTAAAGTGATAAGACTAGATCAAGAACCTAAACAAACAGCGACACAAATACAACAAGAACTTTTTAATTTAGTAGGAGAGGCAACGTATTAAATGGTAGCGGATTACAAAAAGAAAACAGACGAAGAACTTATTGCTATTGTAAATAAGTATATGGAAGATCACCCTAATGCAAGTAGAAACCATATCATTCTACACGCTCATGGCAATCACCAAAGAATTAGAGACCTAGATAAAAAAGGTTTAATTAATTTACCAAAAGCTCAAGTTAGAGGAGAAGTATGGCGTAAGTATTTTTATGTTCAATCAAAAGATAAGATGTTTATACGATGAGTGATGACATCGATATGGCTAATGATTTGGTACAACACGCTATTGATGTCGGCATAAGGAACGCACATGATAAAATCAAAAAACCTTCTAATCAAACAGGGAACTGTATATGGTGTGAAACACCCGTTAAAGACGACCGTCGCTGGTGCTCGGTTGAGTGCCGTAACGAATTTGAAAAATACGCAAAATAAGAGGAGAAAAATTGTGGCAGACGCAAAATTAAATAATTTTAGCCCAAGCGCAAGGCAAGCAATTCGAGAATTTGAAACGTGGCAACTTAAAGTATTTGCAAAAAACGCAAAGAAAGGGTGGCGATTCTTCCAACCCGACTCACTCGATAAACCTACACCTCGTTCATCTTATGAGGCATGGGGTACACAATATAAACGTGATGAGTTTGAAAAGAATGAAGATAGAAATCAGAAAATCATGGCTTGTATTTTTGTTGTGGTTCTGTTAGTATTATCGATCATTTAAAAGAAAGCATACATGCAACTAGTCACACTAGATTTTGAAACCTACTACGATGTAGGTTTTAGTTTATCAGGTCTTACAACAGAGGAGTATATCCGAGATGCAAGATTCCAAGTCATTGGTGTTGCGATTAAAATTGATGAGGCAGAAACGTATTGGGTTACGGGGTCTCACGAAGTCATACAAGATTCTCTTAACAAAATTGATTGGAAAAACTCTGCCCTTCTTTGCCACAACACGCAGTTCGACGGGGCTATTCTTGCATTCCGCTTTGGTATCATTCCTGGTCTCTACTTGGATACTCTGTCTATGGCACGGGCTACGAACGGCGTTGAAGTGGGTGGGTCTTTAGGATACTTAGTCGAACATTATGATCTAGGTGTCAAGGGTACAGAAGTCGTTCAAGCTAAGGGTAAAAGGTTAGAAGACTTTAGTCCTACTGAATTGTCAGCCTACGCGGGCTACTGTGTAAATGACGTCAACTTAACTTACAAACTATTCGGTGTGTTAGCACCTAAGTTCCCTCAGTCAGAGATTGATCTCATCGACTTAACACTTCGTATGTATACACAACCACTATTAGAAGTGGACGACGCCCTATTACAAGACCGACTCATTGAAGTCCAAGCTGAGAAGTCAGAGTTATTACAAGGTCTCATGGTTAAGTTAGAATGTGAGACAGAAGAATGTGTAAGAGCCAAGCTAGCATCTAATAAACAATTTGCAGAGATACTACAAGAGTTAGGTGTCATCGTTCCTACAAAGATTAGTCCAGCGACGGGTAAAGAAACGTATGCACTTGCTAAAGGTGATCAAGGCTTCTTAGATTTATGTGAACATGAAGATCCGTTCATTCAACAACTTTGTACAGTTCGGTTAGGTACTAAGTCAACAATAGAAGAATCTCGTATTGAAAGGTTTATTGGTATTGGTGCACGTAACAAAGGTAAGCTACCTATTCCTCTTAAATACTATGGCGCTCATACAGGACGATGGGCAGGCTCAGATAAGGTTAACTTTCAAAACTTACCAGCAAGAGATAAGAAGAAGAAAGCATTAAAGAACGCGATCATTCCACCTGATGGACACAAAGTTATCAACGCTGACTCATCACAGATCGAGGCTAGAGTGTTAGTTTGGTTAGCGGGGCAAGATGATGTCGTGCAATGGTACAAAGAAGAACGTGATGTTTATTGTGAGTTTGCTTCAACTGTATACGATAGACCTATTACTAAAGCTAACAAGACTGAACGCGCGGTAGGTAAGACTTGTATTTTAGGATTAGGTTATGGTACAGGGTGGGCTAAACTACAACAGACTTTAAAATTGGCAGCAGGCGTTGAGTTAGATGAACGCGAATGTAAAAGGTTAGTAAGTGTATATCGTAATGTTAATAGCAAGGTGATTGATCTATGGCGTGAGTGTGAAGAAGCCCTGCGAGATATAGCGTCATGGCCTCAAGGTAAAGAGCCTTATCCTATTGGCCGACACAATACGTTATACGCAACACCTCAAGGCATCAAGTTACCTAATGGGTTATATATTAAATATCCGGGTCTTACTTGGGATACATCAGAAGCTAAATCTAAATTTGTTTATAAGTCAAGACGTGGATTCATATCCATTTGGGGTGGATCTGTGGTAGAGAACGTGGTGCAAGCATTAGCTCGGATTATTATTGGTGAGCAGATGTTAAAGATTAATGAGAAGTATAGACCCGTCTTAACGGTACATGATGCGGTAGTGAATGTGATACCTGAGGTAGAGATAGATGATGCGATGAAGTTTATTATTGATACGATGTCAACCCCGCCTGATTGGGCTACAACCTTACCCGTAGCTTGTGAGGCGCATTATGGAGATAGCTATGGAGATTGTTAGATGAGTTATTTTATGCCTGTGGTTACGAAGTCAACGATACGAGAAAAGATTATAGACCATTCAAGAAACGATCAGCCTTGGTTCCCATACTATAACTTTATAGCTAAGCCCGTACCTTATGAATTGCTTGAAGAAGATCCGTTTATTAAATGGTTATCAGGTCGGTATAAATATATTGGCGGGATTATTAAGGTAGACCCTTATACTTCATACGATTGGCATACCGATAGTAGACGGGGTGTAGGCATTAATATGATACTGTCACCTCAAAATCCGACGCTGAGTAAATGTTTATTTAAAGTTAATAGGAACGAAGCAACTACAAAATTTACTCAATTAATATATGAACCTGATGTATACTATATATTCAATACTCAAATAGAACATATGGTACTTAACCTCAAAAAACCTAGATATATGTTAACGATTGAGTTTCTTAAAGATAAAAACGAATTGACTTACGCACAATTGTGTCAAGATATAAAGGATAATTATGAAAAACACATCTCGAAATGATATTACAGGGGATTGGTTACAATCTAAACCAAACAATGAACAGTTTGAAAAGAACTTTGATTTAATCTTTAGAAAGAAAAAAGAAGTATTACCCGAGTATGAACTTAATAAAAGTACGGGTGCCGTACAGAAAGTAGATCATGGCGACACAACAAATACACAAGAGTAAACGTCACGCTAACCCGTTTAAAACAAAAACAGGTAAGGATAGACTTAAGGCTTTATCTATGAAAGTATTATATGAGATGTTAGATAAGGTTCAAGAGCCTGGCAAAAAGCGTGCAAAGATAGCTAAAGAGATTGCAAGAAGAACGCCTGTCTAATGGCTAACTTTACGTGGTCTTACTCTGCCTTAAAAGAGTATGAGAACTGCCCTAAGAAGTATTACGAGATCCGCGTAGCACAAAACTATACAGTCATACCTAGCGAGAAGATGATCTATGGTACAGAAGTTCACAAAGCACTTGAAGACTATGTTAAAGATGGTAAAGAACTTGCCCTTAACTATTTACGTTTTAAACCTGCTGTCGACTCCCTTAAAGAAATACCCGGCACTAAATATCCTGAATATGAAATGGCTCTCTATAAAGACCGCACGCCTTGTGATTTTAAAGATGATACTCGTTGGGTACGTGGTATTGTCGACTTACTTATTGTTGATAATGATTATGCTTTTATTGTGGATTATAAAACTGGCTCTCATAAGTATCCCGATCCTAAACAATTAAGGCTTATGTCTTTAATGACCTTTGCTCATTTTCCTCAAGTCAATAAAATTAAAGCTGGATTATTGTTTGTCATGAATAATGTTTTCATTACCGAAGAATATAAAAGAGAAGATATAGATAGTTCATGGGATAAGTTTACTGTGTCTTTATCAAGACTTAATAACTCCTATGAATCGAATACATGGAACGCAAACCCTACTCCCCTGTGCAAATTCTGCCCTGTTAAGACCTGTGAATTTAACAGAACATGATATAATAGTGTATGCCTTACACAAAAAAACCTAGACCCTACAAGCGTGAATATGACCTCGAGCTCAAACGTGGTGAACACGAAGCTCGCATGGAAAGACAACGTGCACGTCGTAAGCTAGATAAAGAAGGTGTATCTCGTAAGGGTAAAGATGTAGCCCATGTTAAAGCTTTATCTAAAGGTGGTTCAAACAAAGATGGCATACGTGTTGAATCCGCATCGGCTAATAGATCATTTAAAAGAAATTCGCAACACAAGTTAGTATCAGAAATTAGTACTAAAGAACGTAAAAAGAAGTAAAGTAATACTTGACAGCATTTAATGAGCGTGCTAAATTGCTCATTCTTAGTTAATGAATAGCGACCACGAGTCTTAGTTAAATGGAAATCATAGATAATACCGCAGTTAAACTTACCGTGCCTGAGCACATTGTCTCTCACATCACAAGCAATATTGAAAAGTGTGAAGTGTTAGAACATAAAGGCAATCTTACAGACCTTGTTGTATTCTGGGGTGTTGATGAGATGACCCGCCTTAACCAACTAATTTCATTTCGTAATAACCTACCATCACCTATCGTCCGTGATTATGATTGGCCGGGTATCTACAAACCATTTGAACATCAACGCGTCACCTCAGAATTTTTATCTATCAATCACCGCGCCTTTTGTTTTAACGAAGCTGGTACTGGTAAAACTTCGTCAGTACTTTGGGCTACAGATTATCTAATGAAGCAAGGCAAAGTCAAACGCGTTCTTATTATATGTCCTTTGTCGATTATGTATTCAGCTTGGCAAGGCGATGTCTTTAATACGTGTATGCATAGATCAGTAGGTATTGCTCACGGTACTTCTACTAAAAGAGAAAAGATTATCAATGGTGATTATGAGTTTGTTATTATTAATTATGATGGCGTAGCTATTGTTAAAGATGCAATCATCAAAGGTGGATTTGATTTAGTAGTGATCGATGAAGCTAACGCATACAAGAGTCCAAGTACAGCTCGCTGGAAAACCTTAGCTAAAGTATTAAAACCTGAAACAAGATTGTGGATGATGACAGGTACGCCCGCGGCTCAATCACCTGTTGACGCTTATGGCCTAGCTAAACTTGTCTGCCCGCAGAGAGTTCCTAAATTTAGTATGGCATGGCGAGATAAAGTAATGCAACAGATTACAAGATTTAAATGGATACCAAAACATAATGCTAAAGACGAAGTATTCAAAGCATTACAACCCGCTATTCGATTTGCTAAAAATGATTGTTTGGATTTACCTGATGTTATGTATCAGACACGAGATGTACCATTAACTATTCAAGTACAAAAATATTATAAGCAGTTAAAAGAACAGATGTTAATTGAGACCGCAGGCGAATCAGTCAGTGCAGTAAATGCCGCGGCTAACCTTAATAAACTATTACAAATATCAGGTGGTGCAGTATACACAGATAAGAAAGAAGTGATTGAGTTTGACATTTCACCTCGTCTATCTGCGTTAAGTGAAGTGATTGCAGAGACTACTAATAAGATATTAGTGTTTGTACCTTACCGACACACGATACAAGTTGTATCTAAATATTTAGAGAAGGAAGGTATATCTAACGAGATTATTAACGGAGAGGTTTCAGCTACAGATCGAGGGCACATTATTCAACGCTTTCAAACTATGGACGATCCTC